TATGGGAGTATCCTTCATATCAAAAATCATATATAATATCTGCTGACGTTGCTCGTGGTGACGGAGAAGATGAGAGTGCATTTGTAGTAATCGATGTAGAAACTGTTACACAGGTTGCCGAGTATAAAGGTGCTATAAGTACTAAGGATTTCGGTAATATGTTGGTATCTGTAGCTTCCGAATGGAATAACGCATTATTGATTATAGATAACAATGGAATTGGATGGGATACTGTTCAAGTTGCATTAGATAGAGGATATACTAATTTGTTTTATCATTATAAGAATGACCCGTATGTAGATATTTCTAAACATTTAGTTGGTTCATATGATTTGCAGGATAAGAGTAAAATGACACCCGGTGTTTCGATAAACATGAAAACAAGACCTGTAATGATATCTAAACTAGAAACATACTTCAGAGAAAAATCTCCGATATGTAGAAGCGTTAGGTCTTTAGATGAGTTTAACACATTTATATGGAAAAGTGGTCGGGCTGAAGCTCAAAGAGGATATCACGATGATTTAACAATGTGTTGGGCAATGGCATTTTGGGTAAGGGACACAGCAATGAAATTGAAACAGCAGGGTATTGAAATTCAAAGAGCTACCTTAGATAATTTTAAAAAATCATTTTATTCAAGCAATAGTAGTGACCATAAAAATTGGACTCAAGAGTTACCGAATAAGGAATCAGATTCATTAAGATGGTTATTATAACCATATATAAAAAAGTAAAAGTATGGCAGAAGAATCATTTAGGTCTAGGTTATCAAAACTATTTTCTACTAAAGTAGTAGTTAGGAGAACAGGCAAGAATAGGATAAAGGTTTATGATACTTCTCAGTTACAGTCTGTAGGAACTAGAGATAGTGCGTATAGAGGTAGGTATACAGGAGTTCATACTTATAAATCACATGGATATTATACTCCTAATGCTTCTACAAACTTCTTTGCCACAAAGTTAGAATTATATAGGGATTATGAGGCAATGGATGAAGACCCTATATTAGCATCAGCATTAGACATATATGCAGATGAATCTAGTATAAGGTCTGCTGATGGTTCTATATTAAAAATAAAAACTCAGAATGATAAAATAAAACAAATATTACATAATTTATTTTATGATATATTAAATATTGAATTTAATTTATGGCCTTGGATACGGAATGCCTGTAAGTATGGAGATTTTTATTTAGCTTTAGATTTAGATGAAGAACTTGGAGTTGTGAATGTAATTCCGATGTCTTCATATGACGTGCAAAGACTAGAGGGATTAGAAGCACAACAAGCGGGACTTAAATCAGATATGCAAACTAGATTTGACAAAGGTGGGATGGCTGAATATAATCCCTATGATGTTAGATTTAAATATGAACCATTAACAAATAGAAATCCATTTTTAAAAGATGAGTATGAATATTATGAGATAGCTCATTTTAGATTACTTTCAGATACTAATTTCTTACCATACGGTAGGTCAATGTTAGAGGCTGCTAGGAAAGAATACAAAAGACTTTCTTTGATGGAAGATGCCATGATGATTCATAGAATTATGAGAGCACCTCAAAGACGAGTTTATAAGATAGCTGTAGGTAATTTGAGTCCTAATGAAATTGACCAATACATGCAGAAAATTATGGATGACACTAAAAAGACTCCATATATAGATGAAAAAACAGGTCAGTACAATTTGAAGTTTAATTTGCAAAATATGTTGGAAGATGTCTATATTCCTGTCAGAGGAGGAGATAATCAAACAGAAATTGAGACTTTAGATGGAATGAGTAATGATGGTTTTATAGAAGACGTTGATTACATTAAGCAGAAAATGATGGCTGCTTTAAAGATACCTAGAGCATTCTTAGGATACGATGAAAATTTGGAGGGAAAAGCCGTATTAGCAGCAGAAGATGTAAGATTTGCAAGAACAATTGAAAGAATTCAAAGTATATTTGAATCTGAATTATATAAAATAGCAGTAATACATTTATTTTTACAAGGATATACTGATTCATCTTTAATTGATTTTGAATTAAGTTTAAATAATCCATCTATAGTTTATGAAAGACAGAGAGTAGAAATACTAAATGAGAAGATTACATTAGCAAATGCAATGAAAGACTCTAAATTAGTATCAAGAAAATATATATATGAAAATGTATTGAATCTAAGTAGGGACGAATGGGTTGCCGAGGAAGAATTATTATTGAAAGACCAAGCTACAGCTTGGAGAATGGAGCAGATAGCTAATGAAGGTAATGACCCTAGACAATCAGGAGAGGTTAAAGGAACTCCACACACAATAGCTCAAATGCATGTATCAAAAGAACCTGTTGAAAGTGATGGTGGTGAGTTTGGAGAGATGGGTGGTAGACCTAAATCAAATAAAAAGTTTGGAACTGACAGAGATAAATCTAATGGAAGAGACCCTTTAGGATATCAAAGAGTTATGTCAGATACAGGTTTTTCAACGAAAGGAGAAGGAGTAGACAGAGCAAAATTGTTGAAGCAATTGGAAGATAGTTTCGGAAAGAAAAGTTTAAATGAAATGTTAGATTCATAATTGTATATTTATAATAAATAATTAAGATATAATGTCGAAGATTTTTAAACATAAAAAAATAAAGAATACAGGACTTCTATACGAATTGCTGATTAGACAAATGACAAGTGATGTTTTACAAGGTAAGAATCCACTCAGTATAAAATTTGTCAAGAAATATTTCAATGATGACTCACCATTGAAATCAGAACTTAATTTATATAATACGTTATATAATTACAAGGATAAAAATCCTGAATTTGCTTTAAAAATGGTGGATGCTGTTATAAAAGAACACTCTCAAATAAACTCCCCAACATTAGAGAAGAGTAAATACAATCTTGTTAAAGATATTAATAAAAGCTTTAACAAAGATATATTTATGAAAACTCAGATAGATAACTACAAAATATATGCTTCCATATATAATTTATTTGAGCATAGAGAATCAGATAATCCTTCGTTATATTTAAAAAATAAGCTATATATAGTAAATCATATAACTAGTAATAATACGGACAGTACAGGTGATAAACAAGAATTCATGGAATCTGTAGACCCTGAATTAAAATCATTGACATTTAAGTTACTTACTGAAAAATTCAATAATAAGTGGAGTTCTAACTTAGATGAAAATCAAAAAGAAATACTAAGGCATTTTATATTTAATTCCGTTGATAGTGAGAAAACAACAATATTTATCACGGAACACATAAATAATATAGAGTCTAAACTAAAATCTAAATTAGTAAATATAGAAGATACAGTATTAGATATAAAAGTAAAAGAAATATTAAGTATACTGCCAAAGTTAAAAAATTCAAGTTTTATTACGGAGAGTCATTATCTATCTATGATAAGATATTATGAATTATTAAGAGAATTATAAATACATAGAATATTATGAAGTTAGATAAAATATATGACGATATAGAAGAAGAGTTATCAAATATATCTCAGCAATTGGAAGAGGAGAATGTAACGGCAAATGTGGCAGGTTATCAAACGCCTAATGCATTTGTGAAAAAACCTGCAAGAAAGTCTGATGAAGCTAAGAAAAATTCAAATTTAAAAAATTCTGTAGGAAAACAAGTAAAAAAATCCTATAAGAATACAATACCTTATAAAAAATCATTATCTGAAATAACATATTACGATTATAAAAATGATGATTCAAATACAAACAAAGAGAAGTTAAACAAATGTTTTATAGATATAGATAAAAATTTGGAAGATGTTAAAAAAATAATAGATAATAATTTAAAATTAAAAAAAGATTTCCAACTAGATGGTCAGTTTTGGCAAAACAGTTCTAAAAAATTCTATTCTATAAATTCAAAAATTGTATACATACAAAACAAACTTCAAGAATTGTTTAATTAAACATAAAGATATGACATCTAACAAATCATTACTTATAGAATATAATAAATTTACTCCAAACGTAGATTCAATAAATGAAGCTATAAAATATAATAGACCAATCAGAGTTACAGGAGTATTACAAAGAGCAGGAGCTAAGAATCAAAATGGTAGAGTATATCCAATGGATATATTAAAGAGAGAAGCAGATAAATATAATGAAGAGTTTGTAACTCAGAGAAGAGCTTTAGGTGAATGTGACCACCCTGATTCATCTGTAGTTAGTTTAGCCAATGCATCACATCATATAACAAAAATGTGGTGGAATGATAATGATTTAATGGGAGATATAGAAATACTACCTACACCGTCAGGAAATATTTTAAAAAATATACTAGCATCGGGAATTATAATTGGAATTAGTTCAAGAGGATTAGGTTCTATAAGGGAGGTATTTACTGAAGATAAAGATAAATATTTAGAAGTTCAAAGTGATTTTGAATTAGTAGCATTTGATTTCGTATCGAATCCATCAACACATGGAGCATATATGTTTCCTGTAAATGAAGGTATTTCAAAAGATTCAATATTAAAAGAACAAAAATTTATAGAAAAGAATAAAAAAATAAATACGTTAATTTCCAATATTATATGCGATATACAAGGAGTTTGTAGTTGCAATTAAAAAAAAATTAAAATATTGATATTTATATTAAATTTTATACTATTTATAATAGTATATACTAGATGTTAATATTTAGTTTAAAAAATAAACAAAGTATTATAAAGATTTGAATAATCTTTTTAGCAAAAAATAGAAACAAATGCAAGATTTATTAAAAGAAGCAATTGCCGATGCGAAAGCGATTCGTCAAGTAGCTATCGAAAACGCAAAAGCAAGTTTAGCTGAAACATTTGCTCCAAAAATCAAAAGAATGGTTGCAGAGGAGATGAAAAGTGAAGAGGATGATAGTTTATATGAGGAAGATGAGTACACTGATGAGGATGATTCACTAGACGAAACTCTATTTGAGATGGAAGGTGAGGAAAAAGATGATGAGATGATGGAAGGTGAGGATATGGAGGATGAGATGATGGAAGGTGAGGGTATGGAGGATGAGTATGATGGAGAAGATTCTGATGAATTAGATGAAATTCTAAGAGAATTAGATATGGAAGACGAAGACCCAATGATGGAAGAGGACGGTATGGAAGAGCCTGAGGCTGCACCTGCACCTAAAGAAGCTCCTGTCATGAAAGAACCATCTAAAAAATCTGACTTAGAAGAATTTATTAGAGAAATGCTATCAGAAATGGAAGGTTCTGAAGAAGAGGAAGAACCATCTGCTGACATGGAAGCAATGAAAGAAGAATTAGATTCTAAAGAAGAGGAATTACAAGAAGCTTATAGAACTGTTAGATTTTTGAAGAAAAAGATAAATGAGTCACTGTTAATCAACTCGAAACTTTTATATTCAGGAAAATTGTTCAGAGCACATAATTTGGATGAAAGCCAAAAAGTATCAATTTTAGAAAGTTTTGATAGAGCAACGTCTATTAGAGAAACAAAATTACTCTATGCATCACTTGCAACAACGTTGAACGAAATTAAATCAAAAGTTAATAGCAAGTCTATGCGTTTGAAGGAATCAAGAGCGTCAAAGTCAACATTAAATTCGACTAAACCGTCTCCTAGAATCCTTGAAGAAAACAAAATGGTAAGTCGTTTGCAACAACTTGCGGGAATTATTAAATAATTTTAAAAAAGAATAAATAATGAATATTCAATCATTTCTACCTGTAGACTACAACCGTACCCGCAAAGCGGAGGTTGCGGGTCTTGTTAAGAAGTGGGAAAAAATTGGACTTTTAGAAGGTCTTTCTGACGAGAGACAAGAAAAATCCAATGTTGCTATCCTTTTAGAGAACCAAGCTAAACAATTGGTCGTAGAAGCGAATAGAACAGGCACTAATTCCAATTCGGAAGAATGGGCAGGTGTAGCACTTCCACTAGTAAGACGTGTATTTACAGAAATTTCTGCTAAAGACTTCGTATCTGTACAGCCTATGAATTTACCAACGGGTTTGGTATTCTTCTTAGACTTTAAGTATGGAACAGCTCAAGGTGGATTCCAAACGGGTTCAGGAAGAACTTCACAGGCAGACTCTGTCTTTGGTGTTACTGATGCTCGTAGAGGAACACCCGGCACAGGTGGTCTATACGGTGCAGGTCGTTTCTCCTACACTTCTAACGATGTAACTAAGTCATTGACAAGAGGTGCAACTGTTACTACTAGTACTTACACAACTTCATCTATTTCAACAACAGCTGCTTGGAATTCTGCCTTGAATTATGATTCGGTAGTATCTTCATCATTAGCATCTGCGGGTGTAACATTGAAAAAGGTAACTGTTGCTACAGGCTCTTTATCAGGACTTGATATTGAGGCAATTAGAGCATTTGCAATTAGTGGTAGTGGTATTACAACTTACTATCCTGCATTTACTAAACTTAATGCTTCAAACCAAATTGAGTTTATTATTAGAGGTACTGCTACTAACGCTGTAGTAACTTATACTAAACAACCTACGTCAACAACTCGTGGTGATTTTGAAGCAGGTCAAGCATCTGCAACATTTGATGCACAGTTAGATATTCCTGAAATCAATTTAGAACTTCGTTCAGAGGAAATTACGGCTAAAACCCGTAAATTGAAAACTAAATGGAGTGACGAATTTGCTCAAGACTTGAATGCATATCATTCATTAGATGCTGAGGCTGAATTGACTGCTATGCTTAGTGAGTATATTTCACACGAAATTGATTTAGAAATTCTTGATATGCTTATTAAGAATGCTCAAACTGTAGATTATTGGTCTGCAAAGAACAATGAAGTTTGGGACGGAGTTAAATTCGTACAACAATCAGCAGGTACGGGTGGATATTACAATTCACAAGGAGAGTGGTTTCAAACATTAGGAACTAAACTTCAGAAAGTATCCAACGAGATTCACCGTTTAGTATTGAAGGGTGGAGGAGCAAACTTTATGGTATGTTCTCCTACGGTTTCTACGGTATTGGAATCAATCCCCGGCTATGCTGCTAATACAGACGGAACTAAGATGGAATATGCAATGGGTGTACAGAAAATCGGTACAATCAATAGCAGATATACTGTCTATAAGAATCCATACATGACTGAAAATACTATCCTTTTAGGATACAGAGGAAGTCAATTCTTGGAAACAGGTGCAGTATATGCTCCATATATTCCAATTATGATGACTCCTACTGTTCTTGACCCTGAGAATTTCACACCAAGAAAAGGAATTCAAACAAGGTATGCCAAGAAAATGGTAAGACCTGAATTCTATGGTAAGATTTATGTAGGAGGTCTTGAGACCATCTAAAAAATATTATAGATAATATTACAAAGAGACTCTAATTTTTAGGGTCTCTTTTTTTATTTATGTATATTTATATATGAATACCAAACAATAAACAAATGAGTGAAAACAAAGAGAAGAGGACACCGAAGTCAGATGTTAAATTTTCAATCTCATTGTCAGATGAGCAGAGAGTAGCAAAGGAGCAAATATTAAAACATCCATACAGTTTTGTATTAGGAGAGGCAGGAAGTGGAAAAACTTTATTAAGTATTCAGATAGCCTTAGATAAGTATTTTAAGAGAGAGGTCAATAAGATAATAATATCTAGACCTACGGTAGCTAATGAGAATAATGGTTTTTTACCGGGCACGATAGAGGAGAAAATGCAGCCATGGTTAATACCCATCATAGATAATTTAAGAAAAGTATATAATAAGAATGTAGTTATAGATAAAATGTTGGAAGAAAAATCCATAGAAATAGTATCACTATCCCATTTTAGAGGTAGAACTTTTGACAATGCAGTTTGTATACTAGATGAATGTCAAAATTTAACTTCAGAGCAAACAGCTATGTGTTTAGGGAGATTAGGTAAAGAAAGTCAAATGATATTCTGCGGAGATATGAAGCAGGTTGATTTAAAAAACTTATATGATAGCGGATTATCTAGGTTATCTAAATTACAAAACAGTTCATACGTGTATAT